GAGCTGCATGTGCTGGAGCAAAAGGAGAATCACCAAATACTGGTGGACCAGGTGGATCTGGAAGTTTTGTTGTTCAAGCAGGTTTTGCAGGATGTAATGGAACACCAGGTCCAGTTTCAGGTGCAAGATATTTTGCTGGTGGTGGTGGAGCAGGAGGTACTCCTTTAAGACCTACAACAGGTGGAGGTAGTCCTGGAACAGGTGGTGGTGGAAATGGTGGCCCTCCTGGAATCGATGCAACAGCTAACACTGGTGGTGGAGGTGGTGGAGGTGAAAATTCTGCCGGTGGAAACGGTGGTTCTGGTATAGTAATAATAAGGTACAGGTTTCAATAAGTAAATTATGAGTACAATTAAAGTAGATAATATAACAGATCAAGGTGGCAATAACATGGTTGTTAAATGTGGTACCACACAAACTTTAGGTACTACAGGAGTAACAATTGCTTTAGCATCGGGTGCAAGTCAAACAGGTTTTGGTAGAAGTGGTTCAGTCAATTGGCAAACTACTCCAAAAACTTCTACATTCACAGCAGCAGATGGAGAAGGATATTTTATAAATTCAGGAAGTGCGATAACAATGAATTTACCAGCAGGATCTGCTGGAGCTATTGTTGCAGTTTCTGATTATGCTAGAAATTTTAATACATACAATTTAACAATATCACCTAATGGTTCAGAAAAAATTGGTGGAGTAGCCGAAGATTTAATTGTAAGTGTTGATGGTCAAGCTTTAACACTAGTTTATGTTGATTCGACAAAAGGTTGGATTAATGTACAAAATGCAGAGGATACAGAAAAAGGTGGAACAGATTATATAGCAGCGACAGGTGGAACGGTAACAGAATGTGGTAATTTTAAAATTCATAGTTTTACGGGACCTGGAACTTTTACAGTTCAACAAGTAGGGCCTTTATCAAATGGAAAAGTAGATTATCAAATTGTAGCTGGTGGAGGATCAGGCGGTGCAAGACCAGGTACGTCAGATAACCCAGGAGGTGGGGGTGGTGGAGGATTTAGAGAATCCAAATGTGCTACAACATCAGGATCTTGGACAGCTTCACCTTTAGCTAATCCAACTAGTCAACCAGTAAGTACTTCTCCAGGAACTTATCCAATTGTTGTTGGTGGAGGAGGTGCAGGAGTATCTCCTTGTGGAACTACTAACCCAGGAAATGTTTCATCCGCTTTCGGTCTAACTTCTGCTGGAGGAGGTGGTGGTGGAAATTATGATAGTTGTGGTTCAGCAAGATCAAAATCAGGAGGATCTGGGGGTGGTGCTAGAGGTGGTGGTTCAACAGGTAATCCTGGTGGAGCAGGCAACACTCCTCCCGTAAGTCCGCCTCAAGGACAACCAGGTGGTGGTAACTCTCCAAGTTCACCCGATCAAGGTGGTGGCGGAGGTGGAGGAGCTACTGAAGCTGGAGTAACAGGAAGTCCAGGGCCAAATGGTGGTGGAAGAGGTGGTGCAGGTGCTACAAGTAGTATTACAGGATCACCTGTTTCAAGATCAGGTGGTGGAGGTTCAGTCTGTGGAGCTGCAAGTCCTGATGGATCAGGAACTGCTGGAAATAGAACAGGAAATTCAAGTAACGCTGCAGATAACAGAGGGGGTGGATCTGGGAGTGCTATGAGTGGAAACAATTCTGGAAACGGTGGATCCGGTATAGTAATAATAAGATATAGATTTCAATAGGTAATATGACAAGTGAAGTTAAAGTTAACAAAATTACACCAACATCAAATTGTGGCACAGTCACACTTGGGGATAGTGGTGATACGATTACGATACCTTCAGGTGTCACCTTAACTTCTGCAGGAGCAATCACAAATTCAGGCACAATAACTAACACCGGAACAATATCTGGTGGTACAATCACAGGAAATATAGAAAATACAGTTAGTTGGCAGACAGGATCAATAAAAACTTCTGGCTTTACAGCAGTTGCAGGCGAGGGTTATTTTTGTGATACCAGCAGTGGTGCATTTGTAGTGACTCTTCCAGCTTCGCCATCTGCAGGTGATTTAGTGGCAATTAAAGATTATTCTTTTACAGCAGATACTGCAAATATTTCCATAAATAGAAATGGATCAAACATTCAAGGTAATGCAAGTGACTTTATTATTTCTACTGAAGGAGCTTCAATTTTTTTAATTTATGTTGATGCAACAAAAGGTTGGTTACTTGTTGGAGCTGCAAAAAAAAGTGATATTAGTGAAGCTCCTTTGTTTACTACGGCTACCGGTGGTACAATAACAACATCAGGAGATTTTAAAATTCATACGTTCACAGGTCCTGGAACATTTTGTGTTTCAACACTTGGAAATGGACCAACAAATCCTAATGGTGGACCAAATACAGTTTCTTATTTAGTATTAGCAGGCGGAGGAGGTTCACAAAACGCACCTGCTGGCTGTGGTGCAGCTGCTGGTGGTGGAGGTGGTGGATTTAGAGAGGGAAGAGATATTACTCCTTCTTATACTGCTTCACCTTTAGTGGCACCTGCTGGTTTAACAATTAGTGCATCAGCTTTTCCTATAACTGTAGGAGCTGCAGGTGCAACTGGTGGAGGTAATCAACCTAATACTTCTAATAATGGTTCAAATTCAATTTTTTCAAGTATCACTTCTGCTGGTGGTGGAACAGGTGCAGGATATAGTAGAGCTGGTGGAGCAGGAGGATCAGGAGGTGGTGGGTCTAGTGGTGGTTACGGTGGTGGATCAGGTAATACACCACCTGTGAGTCCATCTCAAGGAAACAATGGCGGCTCAGGATTTCCAAGTGCTTGGGCAGCTGGAGGCGGAGGTGGTGCTGGTGGTACTGGTGGAAATGCTTCAGGACCCCCTGTAAGAGGCGGTAATGCTGGAGCAGGAGTGACTACACATATTTCAGCTTCACCGGTTGGTTATGCTGGTGGTGGTAATGGAAGAGGAGATTCAGGTTGTGGTTCTTCTCAAACACCTTTTGGTGGAGCATCTCCTAGCGCAGATGCTGCTGCAAATAGAGGGGGTGGTGGTGCAAGAACTAGAGGTGCGGGAAGTGGAGTTGTAGTTATTCGTTACAAATTTCAATAATGAGTGAGATTAAAACAAACAAAATTAGTCCGAGAAGGGACACCACAACTACTATCGGAGATAGCGGAGATTCAGTAACTATTTCATCAGGAACCACGACAACTAATCAAGGTACAATAACTACTGCAGGAATCACAGGTGGTATAATAAATAATACTACAGGCACAATAAACCCATCTGGTATTGTTGACTGGGAGCTTACACCACAAACAGGAGATTTTAGAGCAACAGCTAACAAAGGTTATTTTATTGATACATCATCAGGAGCTCGTGAAATAACAATGCCTAATAGTCCCTCAGCAGGTGATGTTGTGGCATTTAAAGATTATGCGCTTAATTTTGATACAAATAAATTAACTATAAAAAATGGTGGTGACAAAATTCAAGGTCAAGATGTTGATTATATTAACACAACAAAAGGTGCATCAATAACATTTATTTATGTAAACGTAACCAAAGGTTGGTTATTAATTGATTTTGCACAAGCAAGTGATATTACTGAAGATATAAAATTTGTAACAGCAACAGGTGGAACAACCACAACATCAGGAGATTTCAAAATACATACTTTCACAGGACCAGGAACATTTTGTGTTTCCTGTGCAGGAAATACTGCTGGTTCAAATTCAGTTGACTATTTAGTTATAGCAGGTGGTGGAAGTGGTGGAGTAGGAAGTTCAGATATAGGTGGATCGGGTGGAGGTGCAGGTGGTTACAGAGAATCACATTCAGCTCCTGTATCAGGTTGTTATACTGCAAGTCCTCTAGCAACACCAACGGCTTTAACAGTTACAGCGACAGCTTTTCCAATTACAGTAGGTGCAGGTGGAACTTCTTCAAGTGGAAATTCTTATCCTGGAGTTAACTCTGGTTCTAATTCTATTTTTTCTTCTATTACCTCTGCTGGTGGAGGTCACGGATCAAATTTTTATATGGATCAACCACCAGGTAGAATTACAGGTGCAGCTGGAGGTTCAGGTGGAGGTAGTGGATATGGGGGTAGTGCAGGTGCAGGTAATACTCCTTCAGTTAGTCCCCCACAAGGTAATAATGGTGGTACGTGGCAATACGCTGCAAAAGTAGGTGGTGGAGGAGGCGCAGGAGCTGTTGGTGGAAATGGTTCTCCAGGATGTGGAGCAGGTTCATCAGGTTCAGGTGGTGCTGGAGTTGCTACATCTATAACAGGTTCACCAGTCACAAGAGCAGGTGGTGGCGGAGGTGCAGGTGGTGGTTATCCATACTATAATGTAAGTGCAGGAAGCGGTGGCTCAGGTGGTGGCGGTGCAGGAGGTTCAGGAGGTAGTAATGCAGGAACTGCAGGAACCGCAAACACTGGAGGCGGTGGAGGTGGACGAGGTTCTACAGCGAGTTATTCTAATCCAGCTAATTTAGCAGGAGCAACAGGAGGATCAGGGTTAGTTGTAATTAGATATAAATATCAATAATGGACATGGTAGATTTTTTAAAATAAATATAATATAATAGGAGTAATTATGGCACATTTTGCAAAACTAGGAGCTAACGGAAAAGTTATTCAAGTGTTAACTATGGATAACGATAAAATGTTAAACGCTGATGGTGTTGAAGATGAAACAGTAGGTCAACAGTGGTTAGAAAAACACAACAATTGGCCTGCACAAATGTGGATTCAAAC